CTAGCACTTAAAATTAAAGAACCACTAAGACTTCTAATTTCTTGTGTGGCAATTTTAAATGAACCTATTTCTGCTTTGGAAAATGTTGCTTCACCTTGTGCTGTTATTACGGCAGTTTTTGTTCCTACGGCCGGTAATGATAAGGAATTAGCAGCAACAGCCGCATCAATCGTAACACCACTTGATATTGTTCCACCATCTAATTTAAAATTTGAACCTGTTATTTGTCCATTTGACTTCAATACCAACTCACCATTAGAACTTGATATTGCTGTTTCACTAACACTAAATCCACCAATAGAAGCAGAAGTAAATCTTGCGGCACCAGTTGATGATATACTTGCGGAAGCTTCAAAAGGATTAGAGGCGTTTGATGGAACTAATATAGAATTAGCAGATAAACTACTATTGATAACTGCTCCACCACCAATGGTTAAATTACCATCTGCTTGTAAATGGAAATTAGAAGAACTAATTTCAATTTTATCATCTGAACCACTTACAAATTGAACTCCCTCTTTACCAAAGAAGAACTTATTTGTTCTAACATCAAACTCACCAACTCCGTCAGCGTTTAATGTTCTAAATTTAAATGAACCACTATTTCCATCGTGTAATTCTATACCAACCCCGTCATAACTTTCACTTGTGTTTAATGACCTTGATATTGAACCACTCCACATTACAAATCCACCTCTACCACTTACACTTGAACTATCAAATCCAGCGTAATCAACTGAACGAATATATGCTGAATTTACACCAGCGGCTTCAATTCCAACTCCTAATGCATTACCAATAGATAATGAACCTGTTAATAAATTATTTGTTCCTTGTATTACATCATTTTCTCCGTCAAATTCTACGGCTTCTTTTATAGTAGAATATGATGATTTATTTCCATCTCTATCATAAAACTCAATTAAAAAATCAAAGAAATCTGGTCGTTTTCTTAATTTAGGCATTGGAACTTGGAAAGTAAACTCGTCTGGATTAAAGTTTGTATCTGACGAAGGTTCTAATTCAATACTTTGAATAAATAACTCACCAGCTTCTACTTCAACTTGTAATTTTGTATCGTCATTAATTGTTATACCTGAACCAGAAAATTGTGGTTTAAAAGGTATTTTAACTCTACCAAAATCAATAGTTTTACCTAATTCATTATCTTCTGTTCTTAATTCTATTACTTCACCTTGTGATTCGTCTTCTGTTTGTATAACTTTGACTGGGTCTCCTAATATATTACCAATACTTCCTGATGAACCTACATTTAATTTACCCAAATCTTGTGATAAATTACTACCACTTAAATAAAATCTTACTTCTCCTCTTGATTGTGATTCAACTAATCCCTCATCTTTTAAAACATCTTTTTTACCAGTTTTTAAAATTGCATTAACTAATAATGTATAATCTACATTTGGTCGTAGTTTTACTTTTGGTGTTGTTGTTTCAAATACAATAGATTCATCTGCTTTACAATTTGAACCAGATATTAATACTGCATTCATCAATGGTGGATGAACACTTGAAGTAAATGTTGTTGTTCCGGCTACTTCTGGAGTTTCTACTCTTGAACCTTTCTTTATATGTTTTATTTGCCAATTATTATCAATATGTTGTTGGTCAATAAACTTACCAATTTTTTGAGTTAAACTTACCGAACCAGTATTGATAAGAACATCAGACGATTCTACAATTTTATCTGAAACTAATCTAAAATCTCCTTGTGTTGAAAATCCTTTTGCAAATACTTTAACTCTATGAACATCACCAGAAAATGTTCTCATATTTTTAATCGTTATTTCTGCGAAAGATTGTAAAATTACCTCACTTACTGAACCTGTTGTTACTGGTTCATAATCAATTGTAAATCCTGAACCTGTGTGTGGAACTGGAATAAATGGATTACTATCGTCTTTTTCTGGTCTTTTATCTTCAATTACAAAAGGTGTGTCTATTTCTAATAAATCTGGACTATGAACTGCTAAAATAGACGCAGTAAATGATGAACTTTCAAAAGGTCTTCCTTTTACACCTTCAACTAAATCACTAACAACTGGGTCTGCTTTAAATGTTCCACCTGCTAATTCTAATCTAAATGGTTCACCACTTTGTCTTTTAATTAATGTTCCTTTACCAACAGCGTCTGGTTGTTTAGCTTTTGTTTCTACTGGTGGTGGTGTTGTTTTTGGTTTAGAAGCTACTGGTGGAATTGGTGGTGTTGGTGGTGGTGAAGGTTGTGCTTGTGGTTCGTGAAATTCTTCATATTTTTGTTCAACAATATCTGTTTCTATAGCTGTTGTATCTGATGTATTTTGTTGATTTTTAGGTTTAGCTGCATAAGTTGATTTGGCTGTTTGTGCTCCACCTATTCCAGCGTGTCCCATATCTGTTGGTGGGCCATCTATTAAACTTTCTTGTGTTTGTGTATTAACTAAATCACCAATATGCATAGGTCTTGCAAATGGACTTGCATTTCCGTCATAAGTTCCACCTTCAAATATAGAACTTGTTACAAAATCATTTCCACCAGAACCACTTGCTACCATAACACCAGTTACGGTTTCTACAACTTCTATTTCTGGTAATGGATATCTTTGGTTTCTTGATACATCAAATCCTTGTCCTCTGAAAAGTATTGGTTGTGTATTTTTTAATACAGGGTCAATAAATACTTCTTTTTCCCACTTAACATTATAAAGTCCTTTCCACTCATCAGGAACATCAATAACTGAACCTAATATTGTTAATGTTCCTACACCTGTAGCAGTAGTAGGATATACCTCAATCATTATATGTCTTGAAGGGTCATCTCCTAAATATTTGATTGGTTCTGTATAAACAACATTACCATTAATATCTAATAATTCTATTTTTAATTCAACATTATCTTCTAAAAATTCAGAACCTAATATTTGAAATGTGCTTCTACCACCAGGTATAGTATCCTCTAAACTAAATACTTTAAAATATTTAGATGTTGGCAAACTATCAACAATGTATGTTTCATAGTCCGTTAATCCTTGCGTTTGTAATATTTTTTGTTGAATTGACATATAACTATAAATATCTTATAATTAAAAAAGTGTTTTTATTTTATGATTTTTGTATGATTTTTTTATGAAAAAACTACTTATTAGTATGGATAAGTTTGTAGATATAAAAATAAGAGCAAAATATAGGGATATGTTAAAGGAATATTGTAAAGATAATGGTTATAAAATGTATGCTTATGTTGAAAATTTAATAGAACAAAATTGTAGAAAAAAACAAGTTTTAAAAGTAGATAGAAAAACTAATTAGATTTGTTTGGAATTCGTGCACCCCTACCAAGAACTGGTTTTGGTAATTTATTTGGGTTTACGGGTTTTTTAGGTTTTTTTGGTTCTTCTTCCTCAACCAAAGTATCTTGTGAATAAATATCTTTCCAATGTTCGTGTTGAGTTTTTTGTTTTGGTCTATTTTCTAAAAGAACTTGGTTATATGCTACCACTAACATTACTGCAAGTGGGTCAAATACGAATATCAGTATAAATATAAAAAACTTTACTACGGTATCTATATCAGTATTAAATGCTCTGGCTAAATAAACTGCTGGGCCTACATCAACTCCTGTTTCTACCAATTCTGTTTTTAAATCTCCCACTTCTTTTTTTAACTCTAATAGTTCTGAATTGATACCTAAAATCTGTGGATTGTAATCCTCACGAAGTTTTCTTTTAGCAGTTACATAATTGTCTGGTAATGAATTAACTTGTTGTTCTAACTCATTTAATAAGAATTTTTTATCTTCTTCTAATTGTTCTACTTGTTCTTCTTTAAATATAAGTGCTGTGGTTTGTTTCTCAAACTCCACAGTTGCTCCTTGATAGGCGTTAGATAAATACCCAAATATACCAGCACTCGTGATAAAAATCAACATTATCGTTGCCGCGGCCATATAAACTTTTTGCAATAAATTTATCTTATCCCAATATCTATATAAAAAAGAAGCCGTAACTAACTTACCAATTTCTAATGAACTGGCCATAATTACGACTGCTATAAATGCTCCACTAAATAATTTTCCTATACCAAATACAGAAAAGAATGCGGCACAACCTGCTATAAATAATGCTGATAATCCTAATGTAAGTTGAAATTTGTTCATATTGATTCCTATGATTTTGGTAAGTTATGACGCATAAGATATATGTAAAGAGCTTCTATCTCATCTTTTGTAATATGCTTAAATTCTTTTTTTGAATCTACCAAATGTTTTAATCTTGACATTACATTTGGATTACTTTTAAATACCTCTTCGTTTTCTATTATTAGTTTAAATTTTTTACTTATATCTGTCATACTAATAAATATTGATTAGTGGAAAAAGCCCTCCCCTATTCCCTTAAATCCTGTATAACCTTTATTCCTTATCAAACTCCACTCTTGGAGCCCAATCGGTGATTTCCTCTATTTCAACATCAATCATTTTTCGGGCAGGGAAGTAGGTTTCATCATTTTGAAGAATAGTATCGGCGTTGTAACTTTTCTTTAATCTCTCTATGCTAAGATTAGAAGTAATTGGAATTTCTGCAAGAATATGATACCTATCTTCCCCAACCGAAACGAATTTTCTCATTAAGAAATTTTAACGAGCTTTTTGTCAGGTTTTTTAGGTTCAATCTTCGGAATATCAATTGATAATAGTCCGTCTTTGAAATTTGCTTTGATTTTGTCCCCGTCAAGCAAATCACCTAATTCAAATTGTCTTTTGAAAGATGATTGTTTTAATTCTCTACGAATTACTTTTGCACCTTTGACATCAAATGTTCCGTGTTTATCACCTGAAATTGTAAGTTTTCCGTCTTCAACTTCAATCTTCAAGTCTTTTTTGTCCAAACCAGGAATTTCTGCGATAACTCCAACCTTGTCTTCAAATTCATAGACATTTACTTTTGGATATGCTGTTCCTTGAAATGGCTTAACTCCAACTGTTTTTGCAACATCTGGAAATGCTGTTTCAACAATTTGGTCAAACATTCTGTCAAATGGGGTTAAAAATTCATCCCTATCGATTGCAGGGAAGTGTGTGTTATATACTACTTTAGTCATTGTATTTCTCCTATTTTTGTTAACTATTAGTCTAACATTAATATCCTCTCTTGAGCGATATTAATTCTTGTTTCATATATAAATATAAGTTAAGTTTAGAAAACATCACATTTTTTTCAAATATTTTTCTGGGATAAACCACACTCTACCCATACTATCTTTCGCTCGTATATGTCCAGGTTTCGTGTTATTATCATACACTCTAACGACCTCGTTTGTGTATAAAGCTCCCTCAATACTTGTGTAATCTTTAATTAACTTATATTTTCCTTCTACTACTTTGCCCATCTTATTTTCCTCGGCAATGTAATTTCTGAAAAACCTATTTGTCTTGCGACTTTTACAATTAAACCAATCATTTCCATATTAGTTTTTGCATTAAATATATTGTCTAAAACTCTATCTGCTTGAGCACAAGTCATTCCTTTTTCGTGAACTACTCCGTCAAACATATATGTTTTTCCGTGTGTCTGTGAAATTTTTACTAAAGCGTTTTGAACTTCTTTAAATTTCAGGAAAGATAAGTAATCAGAAGCTAACTTAGCTTGTCCTTTATCACACATTACTATATATTTCTCGTATTCCGAGCAACTACTTAATTTCACTGGTAGTTTGCTTATTCTTTGTCCAATCTATCCAAGAGTTTTCCCACTCTCTGTATGCTTCTGATTTTTCTGATTGAACGAAATTATAAGCTATCTCTCTCTCTATTTCTTCATTTCGTTTTTCTATCTTGCGATGTTCTTTTTGGTAATCAACTAATATTTCCATTGTTGACTTACCTACTGCTGTTTCAACTGCTATCCTGTCGTATTTGTTTAAAAGTCTTGCAAGAGCTTCTAAAGCATAACCACATTCTTCACTATGTTGCTGCAATTTCGTTGTCATATTACAACTCCTTATTTAACCTTTCTTTTATTATTTACGGGGTAGATAAGAAAGGAAAACAACTCTACCCCGCACCACTAACTTAATTAGTGGTCAATATCTGAACCTTCAATTTCGTCTTCATTGAATAAACTTTCACCTTCAGTTCTGTCATCTCTGACAAACTTCTGAACTAATTGTTTTACGAAAGTTCTTTCAGAATCTAACCCACCATCATTAGAGTATTGTGGATAAATTGTAATCTCTGAAGCTTCTGGAAGAGAAAACCCGTCAAACAATAAACCAGCGATTTCAACCGAAGTTCTGGTAGAAATACCACTTGTTAGTTTAGGATTTTCATTAGAGGCTTCAACTCTTGTTTGGTGTGAAATTTGAGAAACAGCATCTAACAATTCAGCATCAACATTAGGAAACATATATTGAAGTAGTCCTAACTCTTCTGAATTGTTAAGGACATCCATTTCAATAATGGTAAATCTGTCCATTAACGCTTTATCTAAAACTCTCGTAGAAGTATATTCATTACCGATATTAGCAGTCGCGATGAAAGTAACACCTTCAGCAACATTAATAGTCGCTTGGCCGTCTTGTTCATCTAATCTCATATATCTCTGACCACTATCTAAAACGGTCATCAAAATATTCCACGCTTCAGGGTGAGCTCTCGATAACTCATCAAGAAGTATCACTGCGTTTGGTGTTTGAATTGCTTTCACGAAAAGTGATTCTGAAAAGTAAGTTCCCTTTTTCTTATCAAAGTGAACATTACCAATCAAGGTAGCTCTCGGGTCTTGAGTAGCACCTAAATTAAAGTAAAAATCTGGACGCTCTAACGCGTTTACCAGAGATTTAGCAGCTAATGTCTTACCACAACCGGCTGGACCAGTCATCATAATATTTTTACCACGAACTGCTGAACGAACTAAATATTTCCACTTCAACTCATTCATAACTAAACCAGTAGGTTTAAGAGAATAAGAAGTATGAATATAATTTAGAACTTCTTGGTGTTCTTGTGGAACTTCAACATTACCAGTATTAACTGGGATTGAGTTCACTTCAAACTCTGACATTGGAACTGACCACCAGTAATTCTTACCAGCTTTATTAACTCTTTGTTCAAGAGCTGTTCCATTCTCATAAGCTTTCTTACGAGCACCAATAGAAATTTGAGAAGTATACTTGTTACCATTAATGTCCCAAGCATTATATCTGTTTCCAGATTTCTCAATCTTTACGACTAAGTTATTCATTGGTTATCCTTTCTTTATTATTATTAATCATATATCTAATATTACTAATTTTTTTTGTAAAAGTCAAGTGCTTTTTCATTATTTTTCCAAAAATAAATTGTTCATAGTTCTTGCTACAGCTGGAATTGATAGAATATCAATCTGTTCTGCATCAGAACCATACATTTGTCTAAAATAGTTTATAGCAGTTGTGTCATCATCATCACCATAATATCTATCATTAATAAAATATGATAAAACTTTAATTCCCATTTTTCTCATTTTATTAACCATATCTCTGGTGTGTTTTCTTGCTTCATCACCACTATAATAAATACTATCGTTAGAATACATTGGCATTCCGTCTGAAAAATTTAAGAAATAACTATCCATTTTATCAGTAGTCATTATCATATCTTTCATAACGGCTTCATAACATAATCCTTCAGGAGTAGTTGAACCACAATGTAAGTGTTTAAATAATTGTCTAACTTTTGAAATCTTATCAACTCTACTATCGTAAGCGTAAAGTAGAAGTGGAACATCAGCTCCACCTGAATATCTATCAGTAGTTCCTCTTAATGAGAACACTACATCAAAGTTTGGTATCATATCAACAGCTTGAATAATAGCAATAGCACAAGTTAATGAGTTATCAAAACTCTTACCACTCATACTACCACTTGCATCCAGAGAAATGTGTAAGAACCCGTCAGGATATTTTTCAACTTCAATGTTGTGAAAAACATTTTCATTGTTAAATCCAAGTTCCGCTACAAGTCTTTTATCAATTCTACCACTTTTTAATCTTGTGTTTTTTAATAATCTTTGTTCACCACGAATTTGTAATTTTTTACCTAACATCTTACCTAATCTCAAACCTTCAAGAACTAATTTTTGTCTTTCAGACCAATCATATCTCCAATTTGAAATTGCATTAGGAAACAAATCACTATCAACTAATGATTTTGTAAATTTATTTACAACAATAACTTTTGCGTCGTTTTCGGATTTAAAAGTATTAAGTGAATTTTCGTGTCTATTTTCAGTTAAGACATCTTTATATTCAGTTCCAGATTCTGAAATTGCATTTACTTGTTGAATATCTTTTTTAGAAAGTTTTCTTTTTGAAATTTTTCCGTCTAAAAACTTTTTTTGTTTTTCTAATACTTTATCAAGTCTTTTTCTAAAGTCAGATTTTTCATCATCTGTCAAACCATTATATATTTCTTGAAGTAGTTTATTTATATTTTGTGTAAATTTCTTATCACCCATATATTTTGCTTCATCAGCTACTTCAGATAATAATCTTTCATAATCTGAACTTGCTTGGTATTTATCCATAGCTTGTTTAATTCTTTCTTTTGAAAAATCACTATAACTACTATTAGCATCATCATTAAAAATTGGTGAACTTGCTAATTCTTGATTAATTTTTTTCTTTATCTGATTATATTTATCTTGAGCATCAACATTATCTAAATTATTTATAATAACTTTAGACATATCATATGCAACTTGGAAGGCTTTTCCAGTAGAAGTTAATCTTGAAATATTTCTTAAATCTAATATATTCCAAATATCTCTTAAACCAGGTAGAGCATCTAAATTAGTATCAGTATTTGTAAAATTGATAATTCTAAACATATAACTATCAAGATTAGTTTCTGTCATCTCATCTGATTTTAAACCTTTACCTACTTGGTTGTTATTAAAATATTTGTCATACATAGATAAATAATAACCTTTATAACCAGGAGCAGTAGTGATAATATGATTATCAATTCTCCTGTCTTCAACATAATTCAACATATTTTTAACAAGCATTTTAGTTTCAGTTCTTGTTAAACCTTTCTCAGCTGTCGCTTCATAAAAAGTTTTTGGTATTCTTGAACCAAGTCTTTTTAGAAAATCAAAATCTGATAATAAAATATGAGAACCTTCGTGAAGTGCTAAACCAACCGAACTATCAAATAATTTATCATCAAGTTTAGCAGATATTGTAACAACTTTCCCGTCTGTATAACTTTCACCCCTTGATGAAAATTTAACAGGAATATTTTTAGCAGTTACAATATTTACGAAATTAGAAATCGCTCTTTGATAAGACGATAACTTAATATAGTCAACTTTTGGTTTTTGTTCTACATCATTTTCTATGAGTGATTTAGTCTTAAAAGTATCACCCAACCAAAAAGACGAAAAATTGTTCTGTTTATTTAACTTCATATCTATCTAATGTTACGAGCTTCCTGTGAAAAAGTCAAGAGCTTTTTTATCACTTTTCTACTTTTTCTTTATGAACCCAATTTACTGAATAATCTCTTTCTGAATATTTCCATTTCTCATTTACCAATTTTGGTATTTGTGAACATATTTCATTAGCAAACCACTCAGCGTCTAAATCTTCATTTTTAGTAGACTTTGGCCCCCAACCTTGGTCAGGAACCCAAATCTCAATAGTAGCATTTACAAAATATCTTTTAGCCATTATTGTTCTCGTTTTCTAATTCTTTTTGTAATTCATTTAAAGTGCATTGAGCACCATTTATAAAAGTCCTACCTTCACTAATTTGTAAATCCATATTTTCCAAAGTTCCTTGATACTCTGGTAAATTGTTTAATCCATTAGTCAATTCTTGTTCTAATGTATTTAATAATTGTTTAATTTTTTCATTCATAATATCTGTCCTTTTTATATAATATAACCAGAATAGCTGACAAAGTCAAGAGCTATTTTATTTTTTTCTTAATTTAATTATACAAGGAATACACAATGTTGGGTAAAATATCGTTCCAACAAACTTATCTGTATTGCAATTATCACATTTTTTCATATATTTTAATATAATATAGCCCTTTATTAAAGTCAACTGCTTTTTGCAATAAGCTGTGTTGTTTTCGTAGAAGTTTTTAAATTCATAAAATTTTTATTTAATTTGTCTGTTTTTTCTGTTAATTTTGTGTTTTTACGCAAAGGACACTGGAAATAGTGTCTGATTTTGATTTCTGGTTTTCTCCTGCCCTCCTTCGTTGGTCCTGTGAACTAGCATTTAAGTCTTGTTCGTTGACAATGACTTTCGTCATCTCCACACACTTCTTGTGTGGACACCCCCAGAATGTATTTCTACAATAAGAGCTATATTCATATATAAGCGACTTACTCAGTATGTCCTCTCGTGGACTCCTGATGCGAACCTGTGTTTAAATCGATTCTACTCGATAAACTCCCGGTTTATGTTTTGTATTATCATTACTATCTCCTTGTGTTTTGTTTTGTAAAAAAAGAGAACCCGTGTTCTCAAGTTTGATATAAGGTGGAAACTGAAAATCTTGGGTTCTCTAAAATTTTGTGGAATTATGTGGGGATGTAGGACTAATGATTACCTACAATTTCCGTCTTGGATTTTTTTATTACTTCATACCTCACATCTTTCAGTTACGAAAGTTCTTCTCAACTTGGTTAAAGTCATTGAAGTGGATACAACTCCTATGTGATTACATTAACTCTCCAAGAGTAGTTTTGTTCTGTCACAAGGTGGGATTTGGTTTTACCCTACCCACAATGAAGTCAATAGAATCATCTTCTATTTGTTTTACGGAAATACTTTCTGTATCTTTTGTCAAAGAAAACCGATACAATATTTAGCATCGATTGAGTTACCACAACTCTACAGCGGACTACCTTATGAGCTTCCATTGGTTACTCATTATTCGGTCAATCCCATATCAAGATGTACGGTCTTGATACTTTCCAATTCCAATTGTCAAATAACTATTTTGTTATTACACTTATATATATAAGTCAAATCGCCCAAAATACATTTTTTTTTGCTTTTTTTTAATCGAACTTAATTTTACTAAAATCACTATCTTTCGTGATTTCCAGTAGTGTATCCACTGCATCTCTCATAGAGTCAACATGCGATACAATTAACGCGAATTGGAATTGTGTCTTTAAATATTGGAATAAATTATAGACTGAATTGATATTATCACTATCCATTGTTCCCCAACCTTCGTCAATCGCTAAAAAATTACTTCTTGGTAAATTACTTACATTTATTAAACCAACTCTCATTGCAAGAGAACTGATAAATCTTTCCATACCACTTGATAATTCTAATGGCCATTGGTTAACATCATCATATACAATATTACTATTAATATTCTTACCATCCATTTCTAATGCCATTTGGAAGTCAACTAATTGACTTAAAATATTATTTACTTCTCCTTCAATCGTAGGAATTGCTTTTTCAAGTAATTCATATGGAATACTATCTCTTCTAACTGCATCTAAATAATAATGGTATGCTTGATTTTGTTTTTCTAATTCTGAAATCTCTTTTATCTTCTTGTTAATGTTTTTCATCTCATTATCATTAACTTTTATATCTGAATGAACTTCTGTTATTTCATCATTTAATTCAGAAATATTATCATCTACATCAGACAATTCTAATTCTTTTTTAGATATCTTATCTTTAATAGTATCATTAAATTTAATATTGTTTTCTTGTTCTTTATATCGTTTTATCTCACCATTTATTGATTCTATCTGATTTTCTATATTTTGTTTTCTCTCATTAATATATTGTAAACCATAGTTTAGATTATCTTCCCTTAATTTACCTTCAGATAATTGTGATTTTGCTTTATCTAATTCTTCTTTGAAAGCACGAACATTGGACATTTTTTCTATCTTTTTATCCATACTTTCTTTCTTTTCCATATATTGATGTGCTAATTCTTTGTCTTTATCAAGATTTTTTTCTGTTTCAATAGCATCTAATGTTAGTGGATTACTCATACAAAATTCACAATTTTCATCATATTTTACATCTTTTAATTTATCAATCTTATCTAATTTAACTCTAACTTCTGCTTTTAATTTATCCAATTCTATTTCAAATAAACTTCTTTCTTTTTCAAGTTTTTCTAATTCTGCATATTGTTCTTGAATATTGTCTTTTTCATAAATCTTTATTTTTGATTTTAAATCATCTATAACTGCTGATAAATCATATTGTTCTGTTGTAACATTACTCTCTTCATTATGTGTTGTATCAAGTAATTCTTCATTTTCAGATTTATCTTTCTCTAATACATCAATATCTCTTATTGTATCATCAACGGGTTTTAATTGTGTTGTTAAGTTAATAATTTGAGAATTTAAGTCATTGTGTATCTTTGTTTCATCATCTTTCTTACTAAGTAAATCTGTTTGTTTCACTTCTAATATTGTAGTTTCTTTCTGTAAATCTGCTAACATTTTACCATAATCAGTTTTATTAAAATCTCTCAATAAAGTTTGTGTTTCAGATATTTTATCATTTGCTGATTGATATAAAGTATCAAAGATATTTGTTCCCATAAATGTAGCTAATAACTCTTTTCTTTCTTTTTGTGTCTTATCTATAAAAACTGTGAAATTGTTTTGTGTTGATAATGTAGATAGAATAAAGTCGTCATATGTTCCAATTACACGATTAATATTATAATTGGTAGTTCTTCTTTGGTCTCCATTTAAACTAACGATATCCCCACCTTCATCAACCATCCAAAAGTTAACATCAACCTTAACATGGCCATCTCTACTTCTTGTAGTTGCTTTTCTTTCAATATAATAGTCTAATCCACCAACTTCAAAATTTACTTTACAACTAAAATTCTTTTTCTTATTATTTAAAACTGAAGCGGCTCTTGTTGTTCTTGAAGTGATATCAAATAAACAAAATGATAAAGCATCTAATAAGGTTGACTTACCAGAAGCGTTTGGAGCAAACATACCAACAATCCCGTCAAGTTGTGTGAAGTCAACATAATTGTTTTCACCATAACAAAACATATTTGAAAATTCAAAGTTTTTTAATTTCCAATCTATATTTCTTTTAACTCTTGCTGGTGGTAATTCATTATTGATATCTTCATTTAGAGTTTTAATCTTTACCAACATATCGTCTGTAATAGCGTGGTTTCGTTTTAAATAATCCTCAATTAATTCATACTGATAATCTGTATCATTAACATCTCCTATTACGACTTGATGTTCTCCTCTAACTCTTTCTCTTCTATCCACTCGTGTTATAGTAACATCTTTAATCCCATATCTATGGTGAATAACTGCTAAAGCTTTCTTTAATTGAGCTCCGTCTGTATTAGATATTCTAACTCGTAATCTTGCTTTCTTTGGCATTCCTTTTACATCTGGAACTATCCCATTATCAATATCAATAGTATAATATCCAAAATCATTTGGTATTTCAATATATTCTGCTGTTCTTGTTGGAACTTCCCATAACAAATATCCGTGTCCTATACCTTCTCCGTGATTTTGTTGAATCAGAGAACCACAATAAGCAATAGTTTTTTCTTCGTTTAAGTATTGTCTTTTATGAATATCACCAATTAGACCCATATCATAATCGTCAAAATAATCTATTGTAACCTTACCTGGTAGTGAAAATCCTACATCAGTTTTTGACCTATCTACTGTCCCGTGATATAAAACAACTTTCGTATCAGCTTCAAAATCATTTGCTTTAATGTAGTTCTCTTCATCTTCCCATACATCCCAAACTACAAAACTAACATCTGCAATATCATAGATACCAGAGTGTTTAAGATAGTGTAGATTTGGTAAATTTAAATTATTTATTATAGGTGTTAAAACATCTAACCTATTTAAATTATTTAAATTACAATCGTGATTACCTGTGATAACTATCGTAGGGCAAATCTCTGAAAGAGATTTTAAGAAACGAGAAGTTTGGTCTACGAGTTCAGGTGACATATCGGTTTTTGAGTGTGCTATATCTCCACCAATATAAATAAGAGAACTATCACGATTTTCTTTTATCTTTTCATACAACTTTTCAAATACTTGTTCGTATTCTGCGTGTCGTTTTAGATTTCTGATGTGAACATCAGATATATGATGTATGTATTTAATTTCCTTAAAAGGAATATCAATTTTTGTTCTTTTCAATTAAACCATCCCAAGTTTATATTTTATTAATTCTTTAAACGAAGTTTGTTCTGTTAAATTTTTTATGTCTGTAAATTTTTCATATCCAATGTCATTTGGGTCTTTTTCTGTTAGTTTTATCATATGAACTTTTATTCCTTCGTTCATTAATTCTTCTACTATTTTCATACTATCTTTTAAAGCATCATTATCAAGTGCAACATATAGAGTTTTTACTTTTTTTTCTAAAATCTTTCTTTTTAAATTATTCATAATTGTTTTACCAAATAACGGGATTGAATTTACTTTTGCTGTTATTGCATCTAAAGCTCCTTCAACTAATAATATTGGTTCTTCCCAATTAACAAATAAATCAAATCCAATAATATCCTTTGGTGTTGGTGAATTTCTATATTTTAATTTACTATCAAATACATCTCTACCAACAAAAAAGTTTAGTTTACCTTCATCATCATATGAAGGAATAATAATTCTATTTGAATATAGTCCGTCTTCACAATAACCAATTGAATATTTAACCATATCGTCTTCTGAAACACCTCTTGATTTTAAATATTTTAAACAATGTCTATAAGTTGGTGAATTAGATTTAATCCATATTGGTCTATAATCATCTGGTAATTTTACTTCTTTATTTGTTTCTATTCTTGGTGTATAATTTTGTGGAACAAAATCATCATAAAATTCTTTTAATTCGTCATAATGTTTTTTTGTTGCATTAACTTTTCTAAATAACTGAAAAAGATTATGTCCACCTTCACCAGAAACCCAACAATGCCATTTACCACTTTTTATATTAACTTGTAATTTTGGTTTATGGTGTGAAACAAATGGACTCCACCACATATACTCATTTTCTTTTGTTAATTGTTGTCCTTGTGATTTTAATACTCTATTGAGTAGATTCACTATCTTCATCTAATAACTCTAATAACTTCCCAAATTCTAAAACTGCGTAAGTTTTACTTCTGTTTCTCTTAAATATTAATAATGGTATGTGTTTCCCTGCATTCTGTTCTGCTTGTTCAAGAGAATTCCATATGTTTAATTTCTCTTGATTTTTACATTCTACTGCAAAAGGGAATAATTTACGAGCGGCTGGTGATAATAGAACATCTTCACCACTATCTCCCATAGTAGTTGAACGAACATCATCTTCTTCTAATTGTGTGAATTTTTCCAAGATTAAATCTCGGACTTTATTCTGTAACCTTTTACCTTTGTTTTTAGCACTTCTCGTTTTCATAACCAATAATAAATATAAACCAACTCCTCCAAAATCAATTATTTTTTTTACTTGTATTTTTTAATGTGTTTATTTACTTCTCTTCTTGCCCATTTTTCAGCTGCTATTTCATATGGATTGTCGTCGTGGAAATCTCCACCTTTTTGTATAGCTATCTCTCCTGCTGTAGTATACATTTTTACGAATTTCTTTTTACCATATCTTTTACTATCCATAGCGTGATAAATTTCGTGTAAAACTGTAATTAAAAAATCTCTCATACTTGAATAAAATGGTCTCAATACTATAACATTTCTATCAAAATCATAATCAGCTTTTGTTGTTCCTGATTTAAATTCTAATTTTGAATGAACTCTATATTTTTTTATCAATTCTTTTGCTATTTGACGAAAATCCACTCTTTCTAATACTAATTTAAAATTTTCGTTTGTCATCTTCTTTAATAATCTTTGTTTTCTTACCCAAGATAATCCGATTTTATTTTTAATTGGTCTTTTGACAAATTTACTGATACCTCTTTTTACCAACATATTAAATCTTCTTTGTGCACTTTCTTCATCTAAATCTTTATTATTGTCTATAATCAAAAAGTTTCCACCAAATAGTCCTTGAAGTCCACCAATATTCTTTGTAACTGCTCTGTGTGAATCTCTAACTATTTTTTCAGGTAAAACTCTATCTCTGTTTTCATTTCTTTTTAGTGCTACTTCTAAAGAAGTATTAATAAAAATCATATAAGTATCATATCCTTTTTTCTCTACTTCTTTCTTTTGTTGTCTTATCTCTTTAAAGTCATCACCAGTTCCGTCAATAATCATACCTAAACGACCATCCATATATTGTTTTTTTCTAACACCAGTTAATTCTTTAGCGAAAGTTCTTAAACCACTATAATCTGAATAACTTGGGTCTGTTAATTGTCTAAAGAGTTCGTCTGGTAGTAAATCTAAATTAGTTCCAAAACCATATTTGTTTAATAAGAATTTTAATTCTTTATCTGAATTTACCATTTTTAAACCAGATTGTGAAACATTAACTCTATCAGGTATTCCGAATAATCCTCTTGCTACCCAAGTTTTTCCACTACCAGGCCCACCTGCTAAAAATACCGCTTTTAGAATTCCAGGGTCATTAACTCCTTCTACAACTACATCTGCGTCTTTAATAGCACTTTTTTTAGGTTTCTCATCCGTTGTCACAAATGTATCATATTTGTCGTGCGGTGAGTGTTCGTATTGACGAACTTTCAATTTTATTTTTGGTTTGTGATTACCTGGTAATCTGTTTTCTACACCTACAAATTTTACTGCTCCAGGTATTAGATATAAAGTCATTTCGTTCTTATTTAAATTCATTAGAATTTGACTTGAAGTCCATAATTTGTTTTGAGCTCTAACTAAATCATATTTAGGCCCCATATCTTGTGTGTGATTGTAAAATTGTGGAAATATTTCTTTATATTTATTTGTTTTGTTTAACAAATTTAATGCGTTTTTCATTCGTAGTTCAGACGAAACTCTGTCTTCACCTCTTGTATATCCTTGTTCTGGGTGTTCAATCCCGTGATTAGAACGAACCAATGGTGATTTACTAATATCGTGGATTTTTACTTTTGGTTTTGTTCTACTTGTATTTTCAATAGCAACTAATTTTTCTCCATCACTTACAAGTGTATGTCCTTTAACACCAGTATCAAACCCAACCAATGATTCTACAACTTCTTTCAATGTGTCTTTTGATAATGCGTGTCTAATACGAATTCCGTCTTTGGAAGGAGCTTTCTTTTTCTTTGATTTATCAAAGTCTTTTTCATCTCTTTTTACGAATAGTGCTGAATTAACCAATCCAATACCTTTAGAGTTCATACCTTCAGACCAATCTGTATCTTGGTCAACCATATAACAAAGTTCTACACCATTACCACTCATCTCTCTAACGACTTTTAGTTCTGGTGTATAGTTTCTATCACGATTTTTTCCTAATACAATATCATCACCACATTTTTTTGAGAATGCTACACATTCACTTACTTGTTTTTTTGGTAATCTAAATTTTAAAGCTGGTTTACCATTGAATAGTAAATCTCCTTTTTCGTTCCATTTTATAGTTTTTATTTTTACTTTTTTATTTTTGAACCTACCCATTTTTACGGTATCACCGACTTTTATTGGAATTTTAATGTCTTCTTTTAGAACACCTTCCATTGTCATTATCTTATCATAAGCATCGTCTTTCATTTTAGAAATCATTGCGATAAATGGTGACCTACGAAGTGCTTTGAATGCGAGATTTTCAACTGAAAACTCACCACCTCTTTCTAATCCTGATTGTCTCATTCTTTTTAATTTAGTTTTTATACTTTCAATCATTTGGATTACTTTTTTATACCTACCAAGACTCATTAGTTCTTTCAGAGTATTAATAGAACCTACATATCCTTCAGCCTTTGAACGAATATCGTCAAAGTCTATTTTTAATTCTTTCTTTTTTGGAATAACTAACCATTTGTTGTGTAATATTGAATATAACCCAGAAGCTATGTGAGTATCACCTATATCTTCTACATAAACTTCTACTGGAAAATCATAAATTGTAATATCGTGTTTGTCGTTCCATATAGTTTTTTTAGCTAACATATAATTTTTTACAAAATCTTTATCGTCATCTATTTCACTAAAATCTAATCGTAGATGTAAATCTACATCTGAAAATTTTGACCAATTGTAATTTGAAATACTACCTGTTAAAGTTATATCGTGTAGTTTTACATTTGGTTCTAATTCTAATTCTTTAAAAAAGTCATTACCAATTTTTCTTAATTTTTTTAGGATTTCTACTTTTAACTTTCCGTTTTCCCATATTTTAGGATTTAGGTTGTCTTGGATAGTAAAACTTTTAATGACATCTGGTGATATGTCTTCTTTTACTTTCTTTCTTGATTTTGGATTTAATGGGCCTTCTAAATATCTTCTTGATATATCACTATATTTTTTATTTGATTCTTTAACTATTGTTTCTGTTAAATCTTCTGGTTCTTGTAAAGTAATAATTTTTATTGTTCTACCATTTGACATTTTTTTAGTTTCTATTGAAACAACTTTTGCTTTTGATTTAGAACTACGAATAATTTCTTTTTCACGGTCTATTTCACTTGCCTCATCTCCGTCAACATATAAACCTCTTATTTGTCCTTTTGAGTTTGGTATTATTCTAAATAGGATTGATGTTTTATTTTTAGCGTCTTCTTTAGGTTCATCAGCATCAACTCTTGCAAAATGTCTTGCTTCTTTATTACTTATACTAAATCCACTTGAACCGTGTCCTGATTCATCTGGTATTTCAACCATTTCTCCAATTTCAAATTCACTTAATATTAAGTCTGCTACATCATTGTCAACATCTATTCCTCTTTCTATTGGTTTATCAACCTTAGTAACAGTCTTATGAGCTAAATTACTCATCCTTTCATTTCTATCTCGGATTTCTTGTTCTGTTATGTCTCCGTCTTCAATAGCATTTTGAATAGCTTCAAATCCACCATATCTTTTCCAACTTTTAATATCTGTTTCTAATTGTTTTTGTTCTTTTTTTGATAATTTCTTTTTTTGTTCTTGATATTGATTTTCCACATCTTGTGTAATTTTCTCAATATCGTGACCTTCATCTCCTTTGTAATAAAAATCATCAGAAAAATGTTTATCATCTTTTTTATTTCTCATAACATCAACACCATTTTTCATATTTGGTTTTCTATCTGGTCTTGCTAATGCTTTTTCTCTCTTTTTTCTTCCTTTTTCTTTAGCCTTTGCAATATCTTCTGGTGAAAATTTCGGTGTTTTAAATTTAAATTTAGGAACTTTAATAAATAAATTTGATTTTTTTGTTTTTTGTTTCTTTTTAATTGGCGTAGAACGACCAGCTTTAATTGCTTTATCTCTTGCTTCTTTAGACTGGTATGTTACAACTCTACCAGTTTTTTTTGATATTGCTTTAAAAACTTTAGACATTAATATCTCCTACCCATTTGTTTAGGATTTATTCCTTGTTCTCTTAATTTAGCTTTATATTTTTTGACTTGGTTGGCAGTTCTACCTTGACGAGCATACAATGCGTTTAATCTTCTCTTTTTATCTTTTCTATCTTTTGCAGCTCTGTTTGGCATTTATAATCTCCTCACTTTATAAATATGTAGAATTTATTTTATTATACATCAAATCTTACAACAAAACTAATATCAAGTTCTTTTTCGTTTTTAATTGGTTTAGCTAATCTACCAATCGCTAATAATTGATTATAATCATCATACAAACCAATAGTAGATATATAAGGTGAAAATTCAGAACCTGAAGCTATATCAAGAAATGCTCCAGTTGCGTGGTGTCCAACATCTCTATAAGATGAACTTGCTGGCCATACAGTTGATAAACCTAAATGTTGTGTTCCCCAACTACCACTAAATAAATTAGCTTGAACTTGATATCTACCTTTATAATCTGGTGTCAATGATATGTTTGAACTTAATGGAAATTCTCCTCTTTCAACATTACATTGTATTTCTCTTTCGTGAATAGTTTTTGTTCCTTTAAAAGTTATCTCCCAACCATTTTGAGCACCACTACTATTACCAACATCTTTATAAGAACCTGTATCTGTTATAATTATTAGTCCGTGACTATACATAATATTACCTATAACACTACCAGTTATTTGACCCCCACCACCAGATTTAAATGACTCTGATGCTTTTGTATAAGATGATGAATAGTTATTATCATAAATATTTCCTAATCCATCGTCTTTTAATGTATATGTAATGTTTGTGCTATTATCTGTAATTGTAACTGATTTTGGTTTTATTTTCTCACCATAAAATTTTCTTGGTATAGTAATCATTGATGCTGATTCGTGTAATATTCTTGATGAAAAGTTATATGTAAATTTTTCAGGAAAATCTGGTTGTGATGATGAAACTACTGCTTTTCTTGTTGAACTTTCTTGTTCCCATCTTGTTGTATCAACTTCTTCTGAATCTATTACATTTATATCACGATAAAATAAATTGTTTAATGAAAAGTAAACTGGAAGTTGATAATAGGTTGCCCAATAAGGTTCTTTCCCTAATGAAGCAGAATAAGAATTATATTCTCCAAAACTTTGTGATATTGCTTTTGATTGTTGAAAGTCCCAAGAACTACCACTTATCGCACGAATTCCATAAACACTACTCCCACTATCATTGTGTGAGAATGTGAACTCTTTGTGGACTTGAAATGACCTAAGTGATACATCTTCCGGGTTTAGATTTTTGTAAATACCCATTTGTATAACCTAATTAAAAGTCTAACTTAACTTTAATAAGTGCTTCTCTTGATTTTGATTTTAAAATTGGTTTACTTAATTTAGCTACAGCTAATGGAAGTTCAGAACTATCTCCGTATAATGCAACTGATGTAATATAACTTTTAGGGTCATCTACATTGTTAGTCATTGAACTTGAGCCGTAAGTTGGATTACTACTATAATTAAATCTATTATTTACAACTCTACAAAAGTAGTGAGTTGAACTTACTGCTTCTTCTCTACGAGCTTGGAACATTGAACCTGAATTTAATGCTTGAACAAATCTATGTAAACTATGTGAATATTGAGCATTAACATTAGAACCAGTTAGAGCGTTCAAACCAAGTAAAGCTCCTTGAGTTGTTACTCCTGCGGCTCCTGCTCCACCACCAGTTGAACCTATTAATGATTTTTCTAATGCGTGAGCACTTAAAATAAGTAGTCCTAAATCTGGGTAGAATTTTCCGTAAGAACCTGTTGCAGCGGCCATTGATGAAGCTGCTGTGTGAATAGTTGTTGAACCACCTTGTATAGAACCTGAAACAATATTATATTCTGTTACTCCAGCACCATTCTGCGGGTCTGAAAGTGTAGAACTATCATCAATTAATTCTAATTGATTAGCTCCAGGATTACCAAGTCTTAATTCCCAATTTCCTGGGTCAACTTTTTCTCTCATACGAGCTCTATCTATTGCTATTACAAAAATGTGTTGTTTTGTAACATCTGTTCCATTTTCAAAAGTAAATAATTCTGTATCTGGTGGTTGAGTTAAATTTAACATTTGTCCATAAACAACTGCAGTTTCTCTATTCCCATCAACACCAGGTTTTCCTGCTGAACCACTACCACCTTTGTGTCCATATAAAACTGAAAATTGTTTTTGAGATGTTGAATCTGAAGTATCTTTATTATATATTTGGAAATAATATTGTCCATTTGAACCTGATTGTGTAGATGAAGTAAAGAAAGAAGTCAATGAACCCGTTCCTTCTGACCAAATACCAGATGATACGGTTTGACTTGTGTCTTTTACTATATCATTACTTTCGTCAAATGTTGTTTGATATTCTGCTGACATTTTTTATTCCCCCTACGCTTTCAATGTTATGTTAATTGATGTTTGAGCTGCACTTGACTGACCTGTAGCATACAATGTAATTTGTCTATCTGTTCCATTTAGAACACCTGAAGGTCTACAAGTTACTGTTACTGAAGCTCCTACTGCAGTATCTGTTCCACCACCAGTTGTTCCACCAGGTGAATAACCACCATCAAATTCTTTATCCATATTACCAGTATTACCACCTGCTTGATTAGATGTTCCTAAATATGCATATTGAGTAGAACTTATTGACCAATTATAAATTTCATCTCCCCAATTTGAAGTTTGACCTGAATAAATTCCTTGACCTCCAGCGTCAATTGATGCTCCTCCATTAATCGTTAATTGTGGTGCATCTGAACCTTCTTGTATTGCATCAGTTAAAAAGTATTTAACTGCTAAATTTCCATTTGGTATAGCTTCCAATAGATTCATATTTTCTATTGCAGCTCCATAAAAATTTGAACCATTAGGATGCGTGATATCATACAATCCGTAATCAATCTCGTCATCTGCTAATGCAAATTTTGTAATTTTAAATTGTCCGTTGTGTTATCTAAAACTCCCATTTCTACTCCTAATTGTGATTAAATTTTGATTTCATTTTGAAACTACTTCGGTGTCAATTATAAATATATGAAAACAAAATTTTTCGTTAAATTATTTCTTTCTTACTACTTCAAGTCTATCACCACCATCTTCTGTTGTTTTTACTTTAGTTCCACCCTCTGAAGCTCCAACTTGAAGTGTTTTGCCTTCTCCAACATTTGTTGAAACTACTGCGGCTGGTGATGATGCTTGAACAATAATTGGTAATTCTTTATCAGATGTCGTATCTATTGTATTTTTTACACCCGAGTATGCACTTCTGTCATATCCACTCAAATAATCTGAAGGTGGTTGGAATTCTGCAGCTTTAAATGAAGATGAATAAGCGTGAAAGTCTGAACTTGACATTGGTGCATTCCTTACTGGTATAGAACCAGCTCCAGCTGTTCCTATAGCCGCTGATTGTGTATAGAATATTTCCATTTCTTCAAATTTTTCGTTTTCTCTTGATGAAGAAACAAATAAAGAAACTGCTTCGTTAAACAATATATCTGGTTGTCTTATAAAATCACTTCCTTGAGAACCTGTTGATGCTGTTCTTACAAACGAATCTGAATATCTATTGTCTTCTGTTGCTGAACCTGTCCCAATCTTATAAAAAGATGATTCATATATAGAACTTGTAAACGCTATCACAGCTTCAGCTGCTGTAATGTCTGGTGGAAATACTTCAAATGTTGCACTCATTGACATTACTGGTCTTCTCCAAGATTGTGAAGATTCAAAATTACCAACATTTAATTCACCTTCATATGATATATTATCTATACTCGGTGGTTTACTAATTATTTCTTTTGTTCTTTGTAATATTGTTGGTTCAATTAATAAACCGTAAACGAGTTTATTTCTTGCTGGAACAACTTTCTTTATTTGTTCAAATATTGCTTGGTCATAATATTTTACCAATCTCATATATTCCCAGAAATTATTTGTTCCTGTATATTTTTGGAAATATGAATCTGCTAATTTTCTTAAACCTCTGTAAAAATATTCTTCTTCATCTCTTGGGTCACCAATTTCTTGGTCAAAATCTATATCTCCTAATGATTCAACTATATCTCTATTAATAACATCTTGTGGTGAAAAGAATATACCAAGTTTATTTGAATCTAATGGTGATGTATCATAAGAACTTTCTTCTGTTCTATATTCACGACTTAAACCAGAACCACTTGGTATCCAATTTCTTTCCACACGAACTTTAGAATTTGATAATCCATACCCAACATTTGGCGTTAATGCTTTCTCTTCTTGTTCAACATTAGTAAATGTATTTGCGGTAAATCCTATTGCACTACCAGATTGGAATTCAACTGCTTTAAATGATTGATTTGGTGCTATATTATTTAATCCAGGTGATGATGATAAATCTTTGTTATCATCTAATCGTAATCTAAATATTAAATCTGTATATGATGCTGATGCGTGATTACCATTAATTGCTTTTGGAGCTCTTGTATGATTGTTGAATGCTGATTCTGTAAGTGGAGCATTCCAAAGTCTTAATTCTTGTAATGAACCACTAAACTCCACACCCATATCTGTAAATGAACCTGTTGAACCCCAATATAAATCACCACTTGATGTCCATTGTCCAATTAATAATGATGAAGTTAGTCCTGTTCCTGCGGTAGAACCACTCAATGTCATTGATGTTGCTGAATCGTAAAGTATTTTACTTCTACCCGATTCATATTGTTTTACATATAAATTATATTTTATACTTGCTGTTGTATCAAATTCTGCTGTTACTTCTTGGTCATATCCACTACCTGTTTCTCTTGTAATACCAACCGACCAAAATTCATTATTGTAAATAGGAAATTCAGATGAACTTACGCTACCACTTCCCAATGAACTTGATATAAGGAATTCAACACTACCTTTATTATCACTTATTGAACTTGTTTCTTTTAATCTTACAACAAATTCATTATCTTTAGCTAATAAAACTTGATTAGAACCTGTTGGTGTTTTAAATCTAAACTCAATACTATCTGGTGTTCTCGAACTACCTTCTGAACTTGTAAACCAACTACTTAAAATATATTGACTTCCTTTAAAATCTAATGCTTTAGTAAATCTCTGTTGTGTATCAAAGTTTGGTTGATATTCCTTTACATCTGGTCCACCATATTCTTTTACATTTAATATTGTTGGTGGAATACCATAAGAATTAACAATAGCTTGAACTGATTCTTTTGTTCCCTTTTTCTTTAAAATATAAGGCATACTTGAAAGAATTCTACCCCATATTTCTCTTTCAATATCTTTTTCTGATTCTGTTGAATAAACTTCATAAGTTGACGAAGTTGCTGAACCACTTAAATGATATCCTTTTATATATCTGTGTAAGTCTAATAATTCTTTACCTGATGGTTGTTTCCAACCAAACGCATTAGAAACTGCCCATACTAAATCTTTTGATAACCCTTCAGTTAATTTTTCACTTCTATCATAAGTGTCTTTGAAAGCATTAATATAAATCCAAATATTATCATAGTAGTGTCCAACCATATCTAAAAAATCTAAAAATGGTTGATTTTCAGAATCTCTTTTGATATGTTCTGGAATTAAATTGATTAAACGATTTGGATTGTTTTGGTCATATATAGAAGCCGATGTTGTATTATTATTATACCAAGTTGTAGCGGCTGATGCTGTTATACTTAATGGATTATGTGGTTTTGATGAATTTTCTTTTGGCCAAGAAGTATCAAACTCTAATCCAAATGAACTTGAATTCGCTGATGAACTTTCGTAATATAAATACTTTTCATAATGGTCAAAATTATTTATAATATTATTTTTTAATTCTTCATTCTTTACAATTTCAGATTCATACACCGAACCAGTTGAAGCAGCTTTTACGGCTAATGAACCACTCTCACTTGAGTAATATTCATATCGTTCTAATTTTGTTCTGAAATTTTGAATTCTTTTTTCTACTGAACCAAATATAGAATAGTTTCCATAATCATTATAATCAACATTAATATCTGCAGAATTACTTCCACTTAATACTTCATTAAATAATGAACTCGATAAAAAATTATTATTTGTATATAAGTCCTCTAAACTTTTTTCTTGTGTTCGTGAATTGTTAATATAATCTTTAGATTTATTATTTGGTTGTCTTAATATTGGATTACCTAATTCCGCTTCATCAAAAGGATATAATCTTATTTTTTCTCGTATAGGTTCTGCTATTTCTTGAACAATAGAAACATTTTGTTTTATTTGAACATCTTCTGGAACATTTTCATATGTTTTCAATACAATAGAATAAGGTTCTATCTTTATTGTTTCGGCATCAATCTGTGAATTAACAATTACTGATTTATGACCATCACCAAAATCTATCAAAGTATTTAATGATTTATAATCTGCTTCTTTACTTTTTATAGCCCAATTATAACTTTCGTCATATGTATTTGGTGTAAATTGATATGAATCTGGTAAATCATCTGATAATGCTTTTTTAGTTTCAAATTTATTTTCTTCTGGATATACTTTGGTAATAATTGAAGTAAATCTTTGGTGTATTTTACTTGGTATATCTGTATAGATAGTTCCTTGATTTGGCGAAGTTCCTGTTCCTGCGTCATCTGCTTCATCATCATCTGGTAAAAAAGTTTTATCAATTACTTTAAATACACCAGTTATTGGATAAGAATATTCATAGTCTTCACCAGTCTGTTCAAATGGGTCATATTCAGAAACATAGACAATAACTTCTACACCCCAATTTGCTGTTCCACCATATGTATTGACTGAAAAATCTAATGTTGTTTTTTTATTACTTGTTCTTTTAGATTCACCAATTTGTTGTCCATTTCTTGTAAAAGTAAATTTATATCCAGATACATTTTGGAAATCATTTGGTGCGTCTTCTGTGACTACTTCTATAATTCCTTTATTTATAGTGTTAGTAATATCAAAAGTTTGTATTCCGTCAACAATTGAAAAATTAGAGCCGTATTTTAATTTAAATTTCATTACCAATTAGCTCCTGCTCTTATAAATGGTTCTGCTGGTCTTATATTTTCGTTTGATATAACAAAATCTGGTATAACTGCTAAAAGATTTGGTCTATATATTGTAAGTCCTCTTCTTTTTCCATTTAAATCAAAAGTTAAATCAAATTGTGCACTATATAGTCCACCAAATCTTTTATGGAATGTTGGTATAGGAATAGTTTGTTTTTTACCTGGTTTAAACTTCATTTCTGATTTTGATTCAAATGTATTAGAAGTATCTACTAAATCATAACCTCTCATTGTTACTACAATATTCGGGTTTAAAGATGAAATATTATTTAATGATGGTAAGGTTATGTCCATTACACAAGGAAAACCTATAGCTTGTGCTGTTCTATATCCTGTAACATATGCTCCACCAAAAAGTATTCTTTCGTGTTCTAACCAAGTTTCTCGTGCATAATCTGCCATTTTATTTTCTTCATCACCATCTGAATCTGAACCTATATCTTTAAAACATCTTTCATCATAATAATTGTCAATTAAATTTTCAGCAAGTCCTGCGGCTCCACCATTATCACCTGGTCGAAGATGTCCAAGTGAATATCTTTTTGTTATTGCTCCTATACTGAATCCGTCATTTTCTACACTCAATTCAGATAAATCTAATATTTCATAAGCATCATTTATCACAAGTTCAGAACCAACCATACTTTCATCTACTTGAAGGTTACTATTACTTTTTATTGTAAAAATGTTAGAAACTTTATCTTTTGGATTTTCAAAAACTAAATTATCGTTAACTGCTACTTTTGGATAAAGGTTTGATTGTGCTTCAACAAGTTTCATAAATTCTTTTTTATATATTTCATTCTTAATTGGTAAAGTTGCTAATCTTACTTCCTTTTTATCGTTTGATATATCTTCAATATAATATTTATAATCTATTTCTTTTAGTTCTGATTTTGGGTTATCTTTTTTTACAATTCTACCATCAATTAATACATCAAATTCTCCAGTATAAATCTCGTTGTTTCTATCAAGTAAAACTGTTTTATTACTTCCTGCTATCTCTCTTAAAAAATTAAATTCTATATCATAATCTCCTGAAAAATAACCATTTCTTCTCATTATTATACCTGGATTTATTTTAAAATTACCATTACCGTCAATATATTGAGAAACTTCACCAACTTTTATAGTGTCTAAACGAACTCCATTTGAATTAAAAACATTCATCTCTATGTAATCTCGTGGTGAACTACCAAATTCTGGTGTTATTTTTTTCTTTTTTCCACTAAAGATAATGTTATAATCTTTATCAGATATTTGTGATTTATATTTTTTTTCTTTTAAAAAATGTGTCATTTCTTTAACCTACATTATAAGACATTGGTGCACCAACTGGAATTAAATCCAAATCATCTTTTTCTATTAAAATAATTTCTGCTTCTATACTTGATGAAAGTAAATTTCCTATATGAGAATTAAAAATACTAATATTTGGAAATTGTCTTCTACGATTATTTTGCATATAATATACTTGTAAATAATTGTCTACTCTTTCTTCTTCTGTATTTACTTCTGAATTGTTCCAGTCTGATGGTGCTATAATATCACCATTTACTAATTCTATTGTGTATCCGTCTGTTCTAACTCTTGGTAATTTTCTTGAAGGTGTTAAAAGTAGTGGTGATAATAAACTACCGTCTGTATCTGGTGTTAATCTTAATTTTGGTTCTATTAAATTTTTGTTTGGAGCGTTAGCTAATCTTATTCTTGGTAAACTTTTTCTTTCTGAAATAAGTTTATTAATACTTGTATCAATGGTTACCTCAAATTTTTGTCCAGTATTATAAATTGGGTATTTATTAGGTTTTTGAATATTTTGGTCTGGTCTTTCCAATCCAAGTCTTCTAAAAGGTTCTTCTAATCTTTTTTCTTCATTAATATCTTCAAAACTTAAAAGAACACCATTTACATCAGTTATATGATTTCGTATTTCATTATCAGTTTGTTCTTCTGTAACATCTTCAAGATATTTTGTATAGTTTTGTCTTCTTTGTCTAACTTTATCTTGATACCATTGATAATTTTCTAATTCTTCTCGTGTATAAGGCATTTTGGTTACCTCGTTACTTTGAATATATGGTCTTCATCTAAAATATGTTCTACTCTTGTATTTCCACTACCACTTACAACTTTGTAAAGAAAACGATAGTGTCTTTCTGGTTGAAACGCATTTAAATCTAATCTGAAATAATTACTTGTTCCATCACAACTTAAATAAGAACCTGTTGAAAATGGGATAATTTCATCTTCTGTCAAAGCATCTCTAACTGAATATTGACTTTGACTTGGAATAAATTTTACGGTTAGATTTTGAGAACTTGTTGAATAAGTTCTTGTTGGAAATCTTTCACGACCATAAACTCTAAATTTAACTTTTGATTTTTCTTTATATTCTTCTCTTAAACCTTTCATATAGATAGTAACTTCATCTACATCATCTGCATCTAAACTTGATAATGAACCAGTAGTAAATGAAGAATCATCATATTCAACTTCTAACTTTGGTGGATAAATAGTGTGTGTATCTCTTGAAAAGAATGCAAAATTTCCAAGTCTGTCTGTGCTTCCCTCGTCTAATGATGATGAAGTATTACCAACACTACCTGAACGCTTTATCATAAATCCTTCGTTAGCTACCGAACCACTTAACCATTTTTTCATAATATCTGTAACATCCATTCTCATATCTGTTGTTTCGTGATTAAATGATTGTGATGCTTCATAACCACTTCCTGCGAACCAAGTTCCACCTGTATTGTTTGAACCACTTACCCATTGAGTTCCTGTATTTTCACCATCTCGGTATCTCCAAGAAGTTCCCTCTGTTGTGGCTGGTTTATCAAAAAATCTACCATCTCCTTGAACCCAAGATTGACTTACTGGGTGTGCGAACAATGATTGACTTGTTGCTAATTCTGTTGAATTTGCGTCATATAAATTTAAATAAAATTTTGCGTTTTCAGGAATAGTTCCTGCTACAATAGACTCTGATATATTTGTTATATTAAATTTAATTAATACTCTTGAAGCGTTAACTACTGAACCATCGGTGTTCATATCTTTACGAACTTCTAATATTTCATCTAAACCAGTATTTCTACTTTGTGTTGTGCTACCTTCATAAAGTGTAGCGTCTTTTTCTGCAAATGTAAAGAAATGCATTATTATACTCCTGTATTAGTTCCTTCTACTGAACCAATGATATCTTTTAATGGATATTTTAATTCAAAGATACTTGGGTCAAGTGAAGGATAAACTATATTGTTTTTTGTGGCTCCTACCATATCATAAGCATTACCACCATATCCCTCTGATACTTTGTATTTGTTTACTATATCTACATTAACTACTGATGCTACTCCATCACATAATGAAATTTCATATGCTAAATCACTCAACATAATTGGTTGATTAATTTGCCATCTATCAATATCAAAAAATTGTGAAA